CCTAGTTGGGTGGGTGGGGCCGAAGCCCCGATGATTAGAGGTTAGATGTGTTGACAGGCGTGATAACGCCGTGTGCCGTCATCCACACCTTGTGGCCGACAAGTACGCGCTCACCATCGTTTTGTTGTGTGCTGAAACCCTCGGCCTCTACAGCGTCGATCACGTCATCCATTCCGTCAAAAAATATACCCGCTTGCGCTGCATAAAATGTTGTGTGGATTGCTGCTGCGCGGTTGATAAGTGCTGCAAGTTTTGTCATTTTGTATCTCCTAACTGGCGGGCTTCATTGCCCTATACAAGTAACCTAGGACATCTGGCCCTAATGGTCAAGGGCCAGACGCAATTATTTTAAATTATTTTTAAAACTCCGCGTCTGGAACTTGCGCTGCCGGAGCTGGCGCTGCCGGAGCTGGCGCTGCCGGAGCTGGCGCTGCTGCTGGAGCTGCTGGCTGCATTGCAATGCCAGCCTCGACGCCATCCTTGAGGCAGTCAGGACGCTCGACCCATTCTACATTGAAAAGTGGGACCACTGTAGAGCCCTTTGTAAACTGCACGAACTTTGCTTCTGCCAGCTTTAACTTGGGCAAACTCTTTGCGTCTGGTCGTTGGCTCAGAAGGGGTGCAAGTGCCTCAAGCGACTGCCACGCTGCCGCCCCTGCCTGCTCCCAAGTGGCTGTTTTACCGCCACCTGTTGCACAAGGAGCGCTGAAGCCTTTTTTCCAATCGTCGCCCGGTTTTTGCATCATTTGGTTGACTGACGGGTTCCAGTTCCATGACGGTGCAACACCTACTGCGCCCTCAGAATGTTGCCACCCCGTTTTAAGCGCATCTATATCCATAATGAAACCAGTGCTACCGTCATACGGCACTTTCTCGCCGCCATCGCGTATGTAAAATGATCGTGCTGGGACGCTTCCGTCGCGTGTGCCGATTGCTGACCATGCCAGAAACGGGCCTGATCCACCACTTGAACCTAAATCTAATTGAAACATTGTTGTTGTCGCCTTTCTAGTTGACGTGTTATGCCCGATATTGGGCGTTCGCACAGCTACATGCCGTACATTTCAGCGCGGAGAGCCTCGGAGCCTGACCAATAGAACGTGTTTGGATTTACTGGAACAATAGCCCTTGCTGTTTCCGCATCGCAGACAGAAAGAAATTTTTCTAGCCGTGCAATTTTTGTTTTGGCCTTCGCCAAAGTTTCGTTTACGTCGCCGTCTTCAAGCAGCGCAGTTTTAGCCTTGCTAACGTACAGGAACTTGACGCCGTAATTGCCCATCGCCTTCGCGTAAATGCAGCGCTGCAACTGATGCTCTGCTGACATCACCTTCGTCATCCTGTTCGTAGTTTTGAGGTCAATCACCAAACCACGGTCAGGGAACACAAGGTCAAGGTAGCCAATGACAGGGATCTCCCAGCCCTCGCCTTTCGCCGTAATGCTGATCTTGTTTTGACCGCCTTCGTCTGGAAACTCTGGCTTGCCATATTCCTTTAGAACTTCAACAGCATTCTCGACCATCGGAGCGATCACGTCTCGCTCCTTGGTGGTCTTCTCGTCTGCAATGATGAAGCGCTTGTCGAACTTCTCTAATGCACTCTTAGTGGCGTCTCTGAGGCTCTGTGCGCCTGTCAGAGATGCAACTACTGCGTCCTCCGAGCATATGCCCCTCCATGCAGCTGCCCCCATTGGGGTTCGCTGCTTAAAGAGGTACGACATTACCCACACGTCCGGTGCGTTCGACCAGAGGTTTATTGAGCTTGCGGATAGGTGCTTGATGCCGTGTTTTTCAAATCCGTTCATCCCATCGTTTCCTTTCCATATAACGCAATCAACGTCGCCTCTGCGCGTCCATCGTCCTTTACGCGACCAAACCGACTGGCTTCTGCCGGGAACCTGTTCATCGCAAGGTTACGCGCCACACCTTTGTCTCTGCTCAGACCAAAATGCCGCTTCCAAGTCGCCGGAGTAACCATGTGCATCGGCGTCTTTGTTGCAGCCAGAGCCATTTGCAGCGCTCCAAACTGCTCACCAAATCTGAACATAGACGACACGCCTTGGCCCTTCATTGCGGCAACTTGCTCAATATATGCAACCCGTGGCCCATCGCCCTCTGGCTCTAAGATATCTAAAATGCTGTGCATGTTTAGGATCGTTTTGCCCTTGGCGTTTTTCATTGTCGGCATGTCAAACACCTCAATGTCACCCGTCTGAGGCCAGTAGAGCGTAATCGCTCCTGTATAGCCTGGGTCAATGCCATAAATCAGCATCATCAAGCCTTTACAGTATGTTCTGAAGTCACACGCTGCTGAAATGCAATTTGCATCGCGCAGTAGCGCAGATACGTTGCGAGCGGCATGCCAGCTCGCTTTGCGGCGGCTGTCAAAACGTCGTGTTGGTCGTCGGTCAACACAACTCGACTTTCTTTGCGATTTTTCATTTCTATCTCCTTTTGGTTTATTTGAGCATATAGTACAAAAATTGTACGTCAAGGGGGTTGTATTAGGATTTTTGTTGGATTAGGCTATGTGTGTTGTTTGCGATAAAGCCACAAATAGTTTTTCGCAAACTTTGCAAAGGAGGAATGCAATATGGAAAAATTTTGGGAAGATTTAGATTTAATGCGTAGGCTGTTCCGCTACGATCCAGACAGCGGTTTGATATATGCGTGTGATCGGCTGAGTGAGGATTTCTTTGACACTGGTACAGGCAGCTCGTTTGTTAGCGCTGCTGGTTCAGCTTTAAGATATAATACTCAACATAGTGGTCGATTAAGTTTTAACTGCCGTGTGAGCAATCACAAAAGTACGTGCGATTACCTTGTTGGGTCTGTTAGCTATAAAGGTGTCAGTAAAAATTTATTCGCACACCGCGTCGGGTTTTTTCTGCACCACGGCTATTATCCAGTATGGCCTAACTCAATAGATCACATAAACCGAGACGGTTGTGACAACAAAATTGTAAATTTGCGCGAAGCAACTGCCCAAGAGCAATCTTTAAATAAAGGTTTAAGCAAGGCAAATACGTCTGGGTTTGCAGGAGTGAGTTTTATTAATGGACATGGAAAATGGCGCGCATCTGCAAATATCAATGGGAAGAAAACGAACTTAGGCACGTTTGTTGATATTAAAGATGCTGTTGCGGCTAGGAAGGCGGCTATGAATGTCTAACAAACAAAGAATTGATGACCTTAAGGGTTACATTGACTTCATGTCACAATCGCTAGAGCGCTTAGAGAAGCGGTATCAGGGCGTGAGGCCGAGCTGGGTATCGGCTGACCTAGCCGTCGATGGCGCTAGTCTAGCACGCGCCCGTAAGGAGTTAGCGGAATTGGAGGCAGATAATGAAACCTGATATGCGGAAACCACAAACTGAAAAAATATGGAAAATGACTTTGGCAGGCATGACTGCTCCAGCTATCGCGCAGGAGTTGGGTGTAAAGTTTGCCTTGGTCAATTCGGCTGTGCGCAGGGGCCGAGAGAACGGGGTTGTGCCGCGACGGAAACGTAAGAACCCGCTGAAGCATGGCACTAAAAATCACATGCGATTAGGCTCTATATCGTATATTATTAAACAACTGAGCGAAGAACAGCTAGATTGGCTGATTATTAATGCACACAAATGTGAGTGCGAAACGGTTTCAGAATACATTTTAGAAATCGTTCGTGACGCATTCTTTGAGGAAGTCGAGGTAAACAAAAATGAACAAGTTTGATAAACTGCGAGATATGTTGCGCGAAATGGAAGACAGCGTATTTGGTGACGTTTTGGGCGGGGTTTGCTTAATGCTTACGCTTTACGCGATATTGGTTTTCGCTGTGGTGTTGTAATGTCTGACAGGAAAATATCTCCAGAAGACGAAGCGGTGCTAAAATATCTGCGCAGCCAAGTTGACAGGTTGCAGGACGAGCGTCATCGAATGAAAGCTCGACCTTCAATCCCAAACGAACTGCACATTGCCATCCGAGATTTGCGTGAATTTACAAAAAAGCTACGCAAAGCTGGCAAGAGAATTTAATCTAGGCTTGCTATCCACTGCAAATCTGCATCCTGATTTTCTTGCGTAAACTCATCTCGGTGTAGAGAGTAGCGTGGCATGTTGCTCTCCTCCAAAAATCTAACGAGCGGCTGGTCGTTTTGTATAGCGACCAGCGCAAAGATATCCGCTTCAAAGCTACTATGGTAAAATTTGTACTTGTGACCGGCCAGTTTTGTAGCTGTCTTGACCTCGACGCGCAGAACCCGACCACTGTCGAGCGTGACGTGTAGATCACAAGCGCCATCAACCCTCGCAGCCTCCAAACCAGACCTCTCGATCAGGTACGCCACAAAGTGCTCCCCCGCACGGCCTGTTCGGGTCTTGCTGCTGGTCATTTTCTTATTCCGGGCAGATTGCCTGCCGCGTTTCGTTGTGCTGCACGATCTGGCGTAATAGAGCTGCGTCTGATTTCGCCAGCGCATCGACTACAGACTGATCCCCAAACATAATACTCTTTGATAAATCACAATATGTGTCACCCGCGATTGTCGTTCCGCACCCAGCTAGAAGCACGGGCAGCGATATCATCATCATCCATTTCTTGTAATTCATCCTGCAATTCCTTTGCTTTTAGCAGTTTGTCCAGACGGTCATCCTTGATTTCATATTCTAAGGTATCCCTGCCGTCTGCGCGGCCACGGTAATAGACAGTCACGACTGCCACTAACGCAGCGCCGATCAGCGCCGCATAAATCTTCAATTTTGCAAACAAAAACATTAACGGTCGCCTTTATTCCATTTGCCTAAGCGCTCGATATCAATGACGCCCAATGCGACCATTGCCACGACTGCCAGCGCGCCCATGATTGCTAAATTCTGCCACGGCAAGCCGCCTACAACACCGACCAGAGGAGTTGCGACAGACGCTATTTTGGCGACGCTAGACGCCTGGATTGTTTTGGTTTGTGCTACGCTTTTGCGCGCTGGCTTCTTGACTGCCTCAACGCCGTTCAGCCATTCGGATACACCGAAACAAGGACACTGCTTTGCCGAAACTTCGTTGTGTCCACGCACTTTTGTAATTGACGGGTATTCCATTCGCAGTTGCGCGATCAGCTTACGCAGCGCACGATCTTGGTCTGCTGTGAAGTGTTCTTCAAATTTGTCATGCTGCTCACCGCCGTGACCACCCCACAGTGAAATCGCTACGGAACCAGTATTGTGTCCCTTTTGCGCTGCTGGCGTCTTTTCAATCGGACGCCCCTCTGTGACTGTGCCGTCTCTATCGACGAAATAATTATAGCCCACGTCAGAAAATCCTCGGTCTAAGTGCCATAGCTTGCACTCTGCCGCCTTCTCTTCTGGCCTGCGATCTGCCCACCACTCTGCGCGAGTAGCTGTACAGTGAATAAAAATACTGTCTAATTTACGCATCGTCGTTCCCTTTTATTTTGTTACCATATCCGAATTAACTGAAAAACAATAGGTAATCGTTTTGCTGTCTGTTATTAAAACCTTTGCGGCATCTTTTGCTCTGGCACATTCGCTGGCAGACGTAAATTGTCCCAACTCATAGCTCGTAATGTTATTGTTGATTAT